GCCACGGCACGATCGTCGACGTCGGCCGGATCGGTTGGCGCGCGGTGTCCGGCAAGGCGATCGTCTCGCCCAAGCGCGGCCTGGTGGTGTGGAGCCGGCCGGAGCCGATCGCTTCATCCTACAGCGCGCGCCAGCCGCGCGATCGCGCCGGCCGCTTCGCGTCGGTCGGCGGCAATCATTTCCTCGATCGAGTGGCGGGCGGACGGACGGACGGTATCGGCCGCCATACGATGGGGCATGCCACGGACCATGTCGTCGGCAAGCTCGCGGCGATCGACGTTCCGGTCGCCAAGCGCCAGGTGATGCTCGATGCCGGCTACAGCCGGAAGATCATCAAGCGGCACGGCGGCACGAGCGAGCTGGAGCGCGGGCAGGTGCCGGTCTCGCGCGGCGATCTGCTCAGCGCGACGCGCATTCTCAACAGCGCGGACGTCATTCGCCCCGGCAAGACGAAGGGGCCGCAGGGTCAAGCGCGGTTCGAGGCCGAGGCGTCGCATGGTGGGCATCGCTTCACCATCGTGGGCGAAGTCAGCCGCCAGGGAATCGGCATTGTGAGCATGTGGAAGCGAGTGCCGCGTGCCTGATGTGCGAACCCCAGGCTGTTACGTCCGTGACGACCGCGGCGAGGCCGATATAACCCTTTGCGCTTAAATTTCCAAATCCTCTGCCTACAGCCCGGCGTTGTCTCCGTCGCGGTGGTCGAATAAGCAGGTGCCGATGGCTCGCGGCCGATGCATCTTCCACCCGCCCACGGCTAGATTTTGCGCTCTCGACCGGCCAGCAAGAACCCGCTGAAATTCTTCATCTGAGGCGCGCGCGTCGAGCGGCCCATAACCCCTTTCGAACGAACGGGGGAAATGGTGAAGCTCAAGGCCCAATCAGAGCTGGTTGTCGCTGCCGCCACTGAGGTGGCGCTGGTCGATGGCGAACCGGCTCGCCGGGTGAAGCTGCTCCCCATCGGCACGATCGAGATGCGCGACGGCCGCGGGCCTTTCCAGATCCGCGATCGCGCGCACGCCCAGGCGGTGGTTGCCGCCACCCGCGAGTGGCTCGGCTCGGCGGACCTCATGTTCGATTACGACCACCAGGCGCTCTACGGCCCTCGCCCCGGTGTCGGTGGCACGGCGGTCGCAGCCGGCTGGATCAAGCCGTCGACCCTCGAAGTCGCCGATGACGGCATCTACGGCCAGGTCGAATGGACCGAAGCTGCCGCCGCCAAGATCAAGGCGCGCGAATATCGCTACGTCAGCCCGACTTTCATGGTCGACCAGGAGCGCGACGTCGTCCGCTTCAAGAATGCCGCGCTCGTGAACATCGGCGCGATAGACCTGCCGGCAATTGCCGCCGGCTTCATCCCAGGAGCAACCATGTCCCTGAAAGCGATTGCCGCGGCATTGGGCCTCGGCGAGGACGCGACCGAGGAGCAGATCCTCGCCGCGATCCAGAAGAAGAATGCGCCTTCCACCTCGCCGATCGCGATCGCGGCCGGCCTCGCGGAGAATGCCACGGTCGAAGAGATCGCGGCGGCCGTCACGGCGGCCAAGACGCCCGATCCCAAGAAGTTCGTGCCGATCGAGGTGGTCACGACAACCACCGAGCGGCTGAACGTCCTCGAAGGCGATCGGCGCGAGGCTATCGTCGCCGCGGCGATCAAGGAGGGCAAGCTCTCCCCGGCGCTGAAGCAATGGGGTCTCGACCTCATCGCCTCCAACGAGGCGAGCTGGAACGCCTGGTATGCGAGCGCGACGCCGATCGTGAACGGTCGCAGCGACATGCCGGGGAAGGACGCCGCCGGCAAGTTCACCAGCCTCACGGCGGACGAGATCGCGGCCTGCGAAATGACCGGCCGCGACCCCGCCGATTACCTCCGGATCAAGAATGAGGAGATCGCGTAATGGCGCTCAGCCAAGGTAAGAAGTCGCAGCGCTTCGCCGGCACCGGCCAGCTGAATGTCGGCCTCGTCGCGCTCGTCGCCTGCTATCAGGGCGGCATGGCGATGCTCTCGTCGGGCTATGTCCGCCCGGCCCGCACCGGCCAGGGCGGCAACGACCTCGCCAAGCTCGCCGACGTCGCCAATTCGCGCGTCATCGGTGTCTTCATGAATTCGGAGACCGGCGGCGCGGCCGATGGCGACAAGACGGTCGACGTCGAGGAAGGCACCTGGCTGTTCAAGAACAGCGCCGGCGTCGACGCGATCACCGCTGCGCACGTCAACCGCTATTGCTTCGTCGTCGATGACGAGACGGTCGCCGGCCTGTCGGCGGGGGGCACCCGGCCGCGCGCCGGCATCGTCCGCGAGGTGGGCGCCGAGGGCGTCTGGGTCGAGATCGGCGCCGCCGCCGTCGCCGGCGCGCCGCGAACGATCCAGATCCCGTTCGCCATTAACGAAACCGACACGCTCGCCGGCACCTCGGCCGAGATCGTCTCGCCCGTCGCCGGCCGCATCAGCCGCCTCACCACGATCGTCCAGAAAGCGGTGACCACGGGCGGCGATGTGACCGCCGCGGTGGGCGCCACGGCCGTCGCCGGCCTCGCCTGCACGGTTGCGGACGGTGCGGCGAAGGGCAGCGTCGTCACTGACACGCCGACCGCGGGCGACGCCAGCACAGTCGTTGCCGCCGGTGACCGCATCCAGATCATTCCTGCGGCGGCCTTCGCCGGCGCTGGCGCGATCTCGGGCGTCCTCGAAATCACCTATTAAGGAGCCGTCCCTTGCCCCAGAGAGTAGTCACCCAGGCCCTGCTCGACGCGCTCCGCGTCGATTTCGACGCCCGCTTCAAGGACGGCCGGACCAAGTCCAAGCCAGTCGGCGCGCTGATGTCAACCACCGTCTCGTCTTCGACAAAGATCACAACTTACGGCTTCCTCGGCGAGCTGCCGACCTTCCGGAAGTGGGTGGGCGAAAAGCGGATCAAGTCTGTCGAGGAGAAGGCCTACCAGCTCGTCAACGATCCCTACGAAGCGACCGTCGCGATCCACAAGCACCAGATCGAGGACGACAATCTCGGCCTGTACCCAGCCATGTTCGAAGGCTGGGGCATGGAGGCGGAGCTCTGGCCGGATCGGTTGCGCTTCGACGCGCTCGCCCAGGGTCATTTGCGTCCGTGCTTCGACAACCAGTATTTCTTCGACAGCGATCATCCGAACTACGACGACGCCGGCACCACTTACTCGAACATCAACACTGCCGGCACGGTGCAGCCCTGGTATCTGCTCGACTGTTCGAAGCCGATCAAACCGCTCATCTTCCAGGAGCGCGAAAAGCCCCACTTCTGGTGGGTGAACGACCTGAAGGACAGCCATGTTGCGCGCACCGGCGAGTTCACCGCCTTCGCCGAGGCGCGCGGCGCGTGCGGCTACACCATGCCGTTCCTCGCCTATCGCTCGACCGCCACGCTCAACGCCGCCAACTATGTCGCCGCGCGCGACATCATGGCCGCGTACAAGGATGACGTCGGCGATCCGCGCGGCATCCGGCCGACGCACATCGTCTACGGCGTGTCGAACCGCGCCGCGGCCGAGGCGCTGTTCCTGAAGCAGCTCAGCGGCGGCGGCGACAGCAACGAGCACTATAAGGCTGTCGAGCTCGTCTACGCCGACCGGCTGCCGTGATGGGCGCGCTTCCGGGCACGCTCCGGCTCAAGTCGGAGCGGACGCCCTTCCGGCGGGCGGGGCTCGCCTGGGGGGCGGAGGATACGATCGAGGTCGATATCCGCGATCTCGACGGCGAGCGCTTGCTCGCGGTGCTGCGCGAGCCGGTGCTGACGATCGACCTGATGGAGCCTTCGGGCGAGTGGAAGCGCCTCGGCAAGGCCGAGCGGGCGCACTCGGCCGAGCAGCTCCAGTCGATCATCGACCAGGCGAAGGCGAACATGCCGGAGCCGCCACCGCCATTGCCCTCGGCCGAGCAGCTCGCCGCCGATCTCGCCGCCGCCCGCACCCGCGAGCTGCAGCTCTCGGACGTGAACGACGAACTCCGCGCGGATCTGCAGTCGTGGGTCGAGCGCGGCAGCAAAGCCGAGGCCGAAGTTCACGAGCTCAAGGACGAGATCGCCCAGCTGCGCCAGGCGATCAAAGCCAAGCCCAAGACACCCGAGAAGCCGAAGCCCGCGCTCGCACCGCAGGCCGACGCCTAAGCCGATCCGGAGCGGGGTTTCTACCCTGTTCCCCCGCTCCGGATCGCACCACTGACCCAAGGACGCTGCAACCGCGATGGCCTACGCATCTCCCGACGATATGCGCGCCCGGTTCCGGGAAGAACGCCTCGTCCAGCTCGCCGACCAGGCTGAGTGGAACGACGCCGCGCAGGCCCGCATCGCCTGGGCGCTGGAGCAGGGATCGAACACGGCCGACAGCTTCGTCGCGAAAATCTACTCCGCATCCGGCGCGACCGAGGTGCCGCCGCTCTTGCGGGACATCGTCTGCGATATCGCCCTCTACCGCCTCTACGAGGAAGCGCCCGACCAGGTCCGCGCCAATTACAAGGATGCGATGGGCCTGCTGGAGAAGATCTCGCGCGGCCTGATCAAGCTCGACGGCGGCGAGATCGACGCGATCGCGGCGCGGCCCGGCGCGGTGCTGGTGAATGATCCCGGCCGCGTCTTTTCGCGCGACCGGCTCAAGGGCTTCTGATGTCCGCCGCGATCTCCATCACGGTTCGTGGCGACAGTCTGGTCGAGCAGCGGCTCGCCGCGCTGGCGGCCCGCGCCGGCAATCTCTTTCCGCTGTTCGACCGCATCGGCCTGATGCTCGAGTCGACGACGATCGAGCGGTTCGATGACGAGCGCGATCCGGATGGCGCGCCGTGGAAACCCAGCATCCGCGCGCGGGAGACCGGCGGCAAGACGCTCACCGATAGCGCGCGGCTGAAACAGTCGATCACCTATCGCGCGGGCTCCGACCAGGTCGAGGTGGGCACCAACGTCCGCTACGCCGGCATCCACCAGACGGGCGGGACGATCCGCGGCAAGTCCGGCCCGCTCAAGTTCAAGCTGCCGGGCGGTCTCGGCTTCCGCTCCGTCGAGCAGGTGACCATCCCGCAGCGCGCCTTCCTCGGCCTGTCTTCGGAAGATCGCGAGGAAGTGATCGCGCTCACCGAGGATTACATCGCCGAGGATTTCCCGGAGATCGACCGATGAACCTCGACGAGTGGATCGTCGCAGCCCAGTTGGCGCTCGCCGTCATCTTCATAGTTGGCTGCGCCGTCGCGGTGCGCCGATGATGATTAAGACGCGCTTCCTCTGGTTCCGTGCTGGACCCGATTATTCTCGGGGTCCGGGTGCCTGGGCAATTGACCTGCTGGTTTTGCCACGCCCGCGCGATGCCCGCGAAGGTGAGCTGATCCCGGCCTCTTTGCGGCTCGAGTTCGGGGCTGTCTGGTGGCCACAGGGATACCCGCGCCGTCCATTTCCCGGTCATTACAACTCCATCTGCTGGACCGGCCGCGAGCCTGGCCAGTGGAGCCTTCGCTTTCGGATCACGCGCTCATGATCGCCGCGATCGAGAACGGTATTCTCGCCAGGCTGCGCGCGGCTGAGCCGCTGCTCGGCTACCAGTGGCGCACCTGCGAGAGCTTCCCGGAGGATTGGGAGAGCGCGATCGGCGCGAAGACCGAGATCCGCGCGCCTGCCGCCTGGGTGACCTTCGCCGGCGCGGATGACGTCGTCGAGGAGACTTCCGGCGTCATCACGATGACGGGCACCTTCTACCTGCTCGTCGGCGCGCAGAGTGCCCGCAACGAAACGGCGCAGCGCCACGGCGGCAGTCCGGCCGAGCCCGGCTCCTACCAGCTCGCGGAGGACAGCCTCCGTCTCCTCGCCGGTTCAAACCTCGGGCTCGATATCTCCCGCCTGAAGCCGGGCGATCTCCGCCAGGTCCGCATTCCCGACGCGATGCGCAAGCGCGGCATTTCGGTGCTTGCCCAGGTCTACACCACGCGTTTCTCGATCGAGCCCGCTGGCGACGACAGCATCGAGCCTTTCGAAGTCTTCCACGCGAATTGGGACATCCCGTCGTTCGGCAGCGGCTCGACCGGGCCGATCGACGCAGACCCCGTCGCCGCCGGCGTCCAGATCCCGGACGACGAGCACGCCGACGCCACCGATCATGTTGAGCTGGAGCAGCCCTGATGAACGATCTTTACCTGAAGCCCGGCGAAGGCCGCCGCGTCCGCAAACCGGACGGGCTGCTGCTCGACGCCGAGGGCGAGTTTGTTTCCCGCGAAACATACTGGCTGCGCCGCCTGGATGACGGCGACGTCGTCGAGGCCGATCCGCCCAAGCCCGCCCGCGCCGCCAAGGGAGCCGACGCATGAAGATCTCGTTCAATCAGATCCCGGTCGATATCCGGACGCCCGGCCAGCACGTCGAGTTCGACGCCTCCAAGGCGGTCTCCGGCCTGCCCGCGGCGGCGCAGAAGATCCTGATCATCGGGCAGAAGCTCGCCGCCGGGATCGCGACCGTCGCGACGCCCTATCGGATCGTGAACCTCTCCCAGGCGCAGCAGCTCTTCGGCCGCGGCTCGATGCTTGCCACGATGGTGGCGGCGCTGATCGCCAATAACGGCGTGACTGAGACGTGGGCGGTGGCGCTCGACGATCTGCTCGCGGGCAACCAGGCGAGCGGCACCATCACGTTCACCGGCCCGGCCACCGCTGCCGGCACGCTGGCGCTGATGATCGGAGGCATTCGCGTTCCGGTGGGCGTCGCCTCCGGCAACACCGCCACCCAGATCGCGACGGCGACGGCGGCGGCGATCAATGCCAATGCCGACCTTCCGGTCACCGCCGCGCCGGCCGCCGGCGTCGTCACGCTCACCTCGCGCCACAAGGGAACGACCGGCAACGACATCGATGTCCGCGTGAACCACTATGAGGGCGAGTTCACGCCCGCCGGCGTGACGGTCGCGATCGTCAGCCTCTCGGGCGGCACCGGCAATCCGGACCTCGCGGCCGTGTGGGCGGCGCTTGGCGACGAGCAGTACCGGACGATCGTCCTCAATGTCGCCGACGCGACGACGCTCACTTCGGTCGAAACCGAGCTCGCCAGCCGGTGGGGGCCGATGCGCCAGATCGAGGGCATGGCCTATGCCGGCGTTCGCGGCAGCTTCGGCACGCTCGCGGCCTTCGGCGCGACGCGCAACAGCCCCTATGTCTCGCTGATCGGCGCGAACCTGTCGCCGACATCGCCCTGGGCGTGGGCCGCCGCCTATGCCGGCCTCATCGCTTATTATGGCTCGATCGACCCCGCGCGGCCGTTCCAGACGCTGGCGATGGCCGAGGTGATGGCGCCGAAGAAGCAGAGCCGCTTCACACGGTCGGAGCGTGACCTTCTGCTCCGTGACGGCATCTCCACCTTCATCGTCGACAGTGGCGGCAACGTCCTCATCGAGCGGCCGATTACGACATACCAGACGAACGCCTTTGGCTTCGACGACGTCGCCTGGCTGGACGTGAACACGCCGCTCACCGTCGCCTATCTTCGCTATGTGGTGCGCGCGCGGATCGCGCAGAAATTCCCGCGCTATAAGCTCGCCGGCGACGATGCGAATTTCGGTTCGGGGCAGGCGATCGTCACGCCGAAGATCATCCGCGCCGAGCTTATCGCGCTCTTCCGCGAGCTGGAGGACGCCGGCCTGGTCGAGGATCTCGACCAGTTCGTGAACGACCTGATCGTCGAGCGCGACGCGACCGACAAGAGTCGGGTGAACGCGCTCATCCCGCCCAACATCGTCAACCAGTTCCGCGTCTTCGCGGGCCGGATCGAATTCCGGCTCTGAAACGCCTCTTTTGACACTCTAAGAAGGGACTAAGCGATGGGTGAAAGGGTTGTCGGCCAGGCCAAGGTGAAGATCGATGGCGATCTTCTCGACACCGATGGCGCCACCACGCTCGAAGTCGGCGGGCCGATGCGCGAGCCGGTCACCGGCGATTACCAGGCCGGTGGATTTCGGGAGAAGACCGAGCCGAGCAAGCTGGAAATGTCGCTCCTGGTAAAGGATCGCCTCCGGCTCTCCGATATCCGCGCGATGACCGACGTGACGATCACGGTCGAGTACGACACCGGCCAGACGTGGATCATCCGCAACGGCTACTCGGCCGAGGTGCCGTCGATCAACACCAGCGAGGGCAAGGCCAAGGTGGTCTTTCAGGGACCGCCGGCTGAGGAGATTCGGTGATGGCCGGCGAGCGCACCTACATCCTCGTCTATCCGGTCACTGTGCAAGTCGGTGATCGTGAGCAGCAAATCAGCGAAGTAACGCTGCGCCGTCCCAACGCCGGAGATCTGCTCGCTTGTGAGGCGGCCGGCACCGGCGGCACCGCGCGCACCGTCGCGATGGTCGAGCGGCTTTCCGGTCTTACCGGCATCGCAGTGAAGAAGCTCGACGCCCTCGACTTCATGGCGATCGACGAGATCGTCGAGTCTTTTATGACGCCTGGCCAGTCGACTGGCGGGAAGTCCTCGGGGACCTAGCGATCAGCTTCGGCATCGCGCCGAGCGAGCTCCGCGCGATGCATCTCGACGAACTTCTATTCTGGCTGAGCCAGGCGCGACGGATCACTGAGGAGACGGGGCGGTGACGATGCGTGTCAGCCTGCTCTTGCAGGCTATCGATCGGATGAGTGCGCCGACCAGGCGCGCGGCGACGGGAACGACCCGAGCCCTGGACGGCGTCGGCCGATCGGCCGAACGCCTCGCCACTCGCGGCGCGAACGCCATCGACCGCTTCGCCAGCCGCACCGAATCTCGGCTTCGCGCCCTTAACCGCCGTTTCGGCCTACAAGGTAGGCGAGATCATCGGCAGCTCGCTGCGGTTCGGTGCCTTCGCGGTGGGCGCCGGCGCGACAGCAGGGCTCGCCGGCGTCATCCGCTCCGGCGTCGAATTCGAAAAGTTCCGGACGCAAATGGAGCTGCTCGAAGGATCTAGCGCGAAGGCCAAGCGCTCGATGGGGTGGATCACGCAATTCGCAGCCCAGACGCCTTACCAGCTCGCCGACGTCGTCGCGGCGTTCCTCCAAGCGCGCAACTACGGCATCGATCCGATGAACGGATCACTGCGCACCCTCGGCGACACCGCGTCTTCGATGAACAGGGACGTGATGTCCGCCGTCGAAATGCTCGCCGACGCCATGACCGGCGAGTTCGAGCGCATGAAGGAGTTCGGGATCAAGGGCTCGCTGAAGGGCAATGACGCGACCTTCAGCTACATGACCAAGGCCGGGAAGAGCGCCAAGGTCACCGTCAAAAAGGATGCGATGGCGATCCAGAAGGCGATCCTCGGCATCCTCGATTCGAAGTTCGCAGGCGGCATGGAGCGCCAGTCGCGCACCGTTTCCGGCAAATGGTCGAACCTCATGGACAAGCTGTCGATGACGGCGGTGAAGGTGTGGGACAAGGGCGTTGGCGCCGCAGTCGGCCGGGCGATCGACAAGATGCTCGCCTTTTTCGAGCGCGCCGAGAAGGATGGCTCGATAGACCGCTGGGCGACGAAGATGGGGGCGCTCGTCGATAGCGTCGTGCGCATGTTCGAGGAGGCGGACTGGCAGCAGATCGGCCGGGACATCGGCACGATCGCTTCGGCAATGGGCAAGGTCGCCGGCGCGATCGCGGCGGTGGCGCGCGCGGCGAACAGCGTGCCGACCTGGCTTCGGACGGGGTTCAATATCGCCACCAATCCGGTCGGCCAGGGGGCACAGGCGATTGGCGCTGCCAACTCGTGGCTATCGGGCCGCGGCTCCGCGCCTGCTCGGCGAGGCCCGCGCGCACCGGCGGCAGCGCTGCCGCAGGGGTGGCGGGGGCCGATGGCGATCCCGCCGCAGCACGGCAAGCTTGATGTCAACATCACCGCTCCACCCGGCTTCGGCGTCCGCACCCAAAGCGCGGGGCCTATGCCGATGCGCGTCAACAAGGGCTTCCGCGCCCCAATCATGAGCACGGTCGGATGAGCTGGCGCGAAGAATATCGCACGGGCAGCTTCCGCGGCGCCGCGTTCCGGACCTCGCGCGTCGAAGGCGAGGGCGGGCGGCGCGGCGTCGTCCACGAGTTCCCGCAGCGCGACAAGCCCGGCTACGAGGATCTCGGCCGGGCGGTGCGCCGCTTCACCATCGACTGCTGGGTTGGCGGCGAGGATTATTATGCCGAGCGCGACGCGCTCCAGGATGCGCTCGAGCAGCTCGGCCCCGGCACGCTCGTCCATCCATTCAAGGGCACGCTCACCGTCGCGGTCGAAAATTATCGTGTGAGCGAGGAGGCTGCTGAAGGCGGCGGCGGCATCGCCACCTTCGCGATCAGCTTCGTCGAGGCGGGCGAGCTTCCGGCCGCGCCCGCCAAGGCCGACACGGCCGCGCGATCGCGCGCCGTCGCCGAGGCCGAGGCCATGTTCGCTGCCCAGGAATTTGGCGGCTGCTTCTCCGTCTCCGGCGCCACCGGCTTCGTCCAGTCGGCCGCCGGCGACCTGGTGAGCGGCGCGGCTTTGTCGACGTCGATCGCGGGCGGACTGCTCGGCGGCGCCGGGCCGGCGCTCCGCGCGTTCGACACCGGGCTGCGGCTGCTTCCGGAGAATATCTCCGGCCTGCTCCGTTCGCCGATCGAGCTCGGCCGCTCGGTTGTCGGCCTGGTGCAGACGGTGGGCGCGCTCGGCAACAGCGTCGGCCGCATCGCCGCCTTCTCCTGGCTGATGCGATTCGGCGAGGATCTCGATCCGGTGCTTGGCAACACGCCCGCGCGCATCCTTCAGCGCGACAATCAGCGCGCGATCGTCAGCCTGGTCACCGTCGCGGCTTCCACCGAGCTCGTCCGCGCCGTCGCGTCTACCACCTTCGCCTCTTACGAGGACGCAATCGAGACGCGCGACCAGGCCGCCGACCAGCTGGACATTCTCGCGATTCGCGCGGCCGACGCCGGCGACGATGGCTGGGCCGGCAGCTTCGATCGACTTCGCCGCGCGCTCGTCCGCGATGTCACCTCGCGCGGCGGCACGCTCGCCCGTTTGCAGGGCTACACCCCGGCGCACACCGAGCCCGCGCTTGTCATCGCGCAGCGGATCTATGGCGTCCCGCGCGAGATCGCGTCGCGCGCCGCCGAGATCGTGGCCCGCAACGCCGTCCGCCATCCGAGCCTGGTGCCGGGCGGCCAGCCGCTCCAGCTGCTCACGCCAAACTCGACGGAGGCGACCCGTGGCTGAGGAGCGCGACAAGGTGACGCTCTCGATCGGCGGCGAGATCTACGACGGGTGGACCGGCGTCGAGATCCGGCGCGGGCTGGATACCCCGGTCGGCAGCTTCACGCTCAGCCTCGCCGAGCGCGCGCCCGGCGCCGACCGGCCCTTCGCCTTCAAGGCCGGCGCGGCCTGCGAAGTGCGGATCGGCGGCGAGACTGTGATCACCGGCTGGATCGACGCGCTCAATCCCAGCTTCAGCAGCGACGGTCACGCGATCAGCGTCTCCGGCCGCGACAAGGCCGCCGACCTGGTCGATTGCTCGGCGGTCCACAAGCCGGGGAGCTGGCGCAACACGAAGCTGGAGACGATCGCCGCCGAGCTCGCCAAGCCGTTCGGGATCAAGATCACGGCAAAGGCTTCGACCGCGCCGCCGATCAAGCGGTTCGCGCTCCAGCAGGGGGAGACCGTGCTCGAAGCGATCGAGCGCCTGTGCCGCTATCGCGGGCTGCTCGCCGTCTCCACCGTCGCCGGCGATATCGAGCTCGTCTCGCCCAAGGCCGGCGAGGCGACCGAGCGGCTCGCCCAGGGCGAGACTATCCTCACGGCCGAGGGCACGCATGACGTCTCCGAGCGGTTCAGCGATTACATCATCAAGGGCCAGTCATCCGGCGACGACGAGGCGTCCGGCAAAACGGTTTCCCAGCCCAAGGCCGAGTCGCGCGATCCGGCGGTGAAGCGCCACCGGCCGATCATCATCATCGGCGAAGAGCAGTCGGACGCCGGGAGCCTCAAGAAGCGGGCGAGCTGGGAAGCCACCGTTCGCGCCGGCCGCTCGCAATCCGCCACCATCACCGTGCCGGGCTGGCGCACGCCGGCGGGCACGCTCCGCGATCGCGGCGTGACGGTCGAGGTCGCCGCGCCCTGGCTGTTCATGGAAGGCGCGATGCTGGTGACGGAGGTCGGCCTGATGCTCGACCAGGACGGCACGCGCACGGAGTTCACGGTCGCGCCGCCGGAGGCCTTTTCGCAGCTCGCCATCTCCGAGGATGCCGACGCATCGGCGATCGGGGGCAAGGCATGAGCGCGATGAAGCGGATGGTCGCGCCGCTCGCGCGCCGGGTGCAGATGATGGTCGGCCGCGCGGTGATAGCGGCGGTGAACGACGGCGCGAAGCTCCAGGCGCTCCAGATCGAGCTGCTCGCCGACGAGGTGCAGGACGAGGCCGAGCGCTTCCAGAATTACGGCTTCTCCGGCGTGCCGCGCCCCGGCGCCGAGTGCATCGTTGTCTTCCCCGGCGGGCTGCGCAGCCACGGCGTCGTCATCGCCGCCGACGATCGCGCCTCCCGGCCGACCTCGCTCCAGCCGGGCGACACGATCCATTATGACGATCGCGGGCAGAAGATCGTGCTCACCGAGGACGGCATCCTGGTCGAAAGCCCGGTCGAGGTGCGCGTCGTCGCCCCGAGCGCGAAGGTCGAGGCGGACAGCGTCGTCATCCTGTCCGATGACATCCACCTGGGCGGCACCGGCGGCGCGCGGGTGGCGCGGATCGGCGACACGGTCGCCGGCGGCGTGATCACCGGCGGCTCGACCAAGGTGAGGGCGGCTTGATGGCCTCGGTCGCTGCCCTTCCGCCCGCGCCGGGATCGCTGCTCTGCAAGATCGAGCTGTGGCGCCTGCCGAGCGGCGAGATCGACGCGCGCCTGGTCGCGATGCGGCCGGAGCTGGTCGAGGGCGTCTCCGGTGAGCCGCATCAGAAGCTGCGCGTCATTGCCGACTGGACCCAGCAGGCCGCGATCGCGCTCGTCCGCCAGGCCGATCGGCTCGTGCCGCCAGAGGGAGACGAGGCGTGAAGGTTGGCGTGAGCGAGTGGCACAGGCACATTCGGAAGGACCACCGCTCCGCCATGTGCGGCGCGAACCTTGGCCCGGTGGAATGGTGCTTCGTCGACATGGATCACGCCCGCGGCGCTGTCGCTAAAGGCACCTTGCTCCAGCCGTGTCCGGAATGTCTCAACACGGAGAGTCAGTCGTGAGCGGCCCATCAACCTATTCGATCGGCAACCAGCTATTTGTCGATCTTCGCGCGTTTCTCTGCGCCGCCGGGGTCGATCCGACGGAATGCAAGCTCACCATCACTTTTCCGAACTCGGAAGCGCGATCCGCTCTTGTTGATCGGCTTATGGCGGACAGCCCGCCCATCAGCGAATGCGGCCGAGTTTCCGCAGCGCAGGCGGGGAACTACGGCGGAACATGGCAAGGCGTCTCGTATCAGTTTGATGCGGAGAGCAGCGGGGAGCATCCATGATATCGCGATCCGGCCTCTCTCGCTTCGGCCGCGGCGTGATGTTCGTCGCCGATCGCGAGGTGCTCCCGTTCCTCGCCACCTTCGCCTGGGTGGTTGCCTATGGCGTTGCGGTGATCGGCGCCGCTCCGCTCTGGCTCCCCTACGCGATCGCGCGGCACGTCTGGCGGATGGGGAGGCCGATATGAATGCTCCAATCCCTAGCGCGGTCGGGACTGTCCATCTCCGCAATGGCCGGGCCGAGCGGCATCCGCGGACGCGGGGCGTCGGCAAGACGTGGTGCGGTAAAAGCCTACTCGGCCAGCCAGAGGACGCCGGCACGGGCATTGAGACGTTCACCAGTTACGGCGATCAGATCCACGTGACTTACGATCCGCAACAGGGAACGTGCGCGCGCTGCTCCGAAGCCTTTGAAGCCGCTTTTGCCGCAGCGTTCCCGGAACGATCACAGCCGATTGCTACGTTCAGGTACGACAACCCTGACGATATGCGCCGCGCCAAGGCCGTGCTTGGCCCTGACGCCTTGGACCGTTTCTTCGGCCCAGGTGGAGGAGGCATGGCTGCATTCGAGGCGGCCCTCGCGGGGCACTCGCAATGACCGATATCGCCCTCGCCTGGGACAGCGACGCCTTCGCGGCCGACCTGCTCCTCTCCGCCGGTGCGCTGGCCACCGATGACGGGCTGCGCACCGCCGTGATCATCTCGCTCTTCAGCGACGCCCGCGCGCGCGACGACGATCCGCTGCCGCAGCCGGGCGCCGACAAGCGCGGCTGGTGGGGCGATGCGCTGGCCGAGGTCGAGGGCGATCGCATCGGCTCGCGGCTGTGGCTGCTCCACCGGGAGAAGATCACGCCGTCCGTGCTCACCAGGGCGCGCGATTATGCCCGCGACGCGCTCGCCTGGTTGATCGAGGACGGAATCGCCAAGTCGATCGAGGTGACGGCCGAGGCGATCCGGCCCGCCACGCTCGGGCTCGGCATCGTCATCACCCGGCCGGAAGGCCCGGCGCGGCAGCGCTTCGATTTCGTCTGGGAAGCCACAGCATGAGTTTCGCCCGTCCGACCCTTTCCGATCTGATCGCGCGAGATCGCGCCGATCTCGACGCCCGTCTGCCCGGTGCGGACAGCCGGCTGCGCCGATCGACGCTCGACGTCCTCGCCCGCACCCATGCCGGGGCGCTCCACGGCGCCTATGGCTATCTCGACTATATCGCCGAGCAGATCCTCCCCGACACGGCCGACGCCGAGCACCTGGCGCGCTGGGCAACGATCTTCGGCCTCACCCGCAAGGCGGCCGTGCTCGCCGCCGGCACCGCGACCCTCACCGGCACCAACGGGATCGTCGCGCCCGCCGGCACCGTGCTGATGCGGGCCGATGGCGCGCGCTATCTCATCACCGCCGACGCGACGATCGCCGGGGGCACCGCCGCGGCGTCGATCGAGGCGGAGGATGCCGGCGCGGATGCGGGGATGGACACCGGCCAGCAACTCACCTTCGCCTCGCCGATCGCCGGCATCCAGGCGATCGCCACGATCGCCGCGCCGGGCATTGCCGGCGGCCTCGACGAGGAGGATGACGCATCGCTGCGCGCCCGCCTGCTCGCCCGCATCGCCCAGCAGCCTGCCGGCGGTGCCGAGGGCGATTATATCCGCTGGGCGCGCGAGGTGCCGGAGGTGACCCGCGCATGGGTCTATCCGAACATGAACGGGCTCGGCACGGTCGGGCTCACCTTCACGATGGACGGCCGCGACAACATCATCCCGCTCACAGCCGACGTGAACGCGGTCGCGGCCCATATCGACCCGCTCCGACCAGTGACCGCCGACGTCGACGTCTTCGCGCCGGTCGCCGACCCCCTGAACTTCACGATCGACCTCACGCCGGACACGACGGCGGTGCGCAACGCCGTTGCGGCCGAGCTCCGCGATCTGATCGCCAGAGAGGCGGAACCGGGCGGCACGCTGCTGATCAGCCATATCCGCGAAGCGATCTCCATTGCCGCCGGCGAGACGGACCATGTGCTGACCGCGCCCTCGGCCAACGTGACCGCCGCCCCCGGCGAGATCACCGTGTTCGGCGCGATCACGTGGGCGTGACGGGGGCCTGATGCCGAGCGCTTCCGAACATCGCTCCGCACTCCAGGCGCTGCTGCCGACCGGCGCGGCCTGGCCGCGCGAGGACAGCGCTAACCTCACCAAGCTGCTCGACGGCTGGGCGGAGGAATTCGCCCGCCTGGACGCGCGGATCGACGCGCTGCTCCTCGAAAGCGATCCGCGCACCACGGCCGAGCTGCTCGGCCAGTGGGAGGGCGTGCTCGGCCTTCCCGATCCCTGCACCGCCGCCGCCACGACGATTGCCGGCCGCCAGCTCGCCGCCTGGCGCAAGCTCGCCTTCCAGGCCGGGCAGACGCGGGCCTTCTACATCCAGCTCGCGGCGTCGCTCGGTTACGAGATCCAGATCTTCGAGTTCGATCCCGACGTGGATGAATATGACGCGTCGCTCACGCCACTGATCACCGGCGGCAAATGGCGCTTCGTCTGGCGCGTCCACGTCCTCACCGCGACCGATTACCGCCTCTTCCGGGTCGGCCGAGCCCGTGTCGGCGACCTGCTCGCCGATGGTGGCTCAATCAGCCTTGAATGCATCATCGCCCACGCCAAACCGGCCCACACCCATGTTGTTTTCTCCTACGAGGAAAGCTGAGCCATGCACCGTATCGACGCACCCAACAACGTAGGCGGAATGTTTGTGGACACGGTTCCGGGGACGGCCGTGGACGCCGACTGGGCCAACGCGGTCCAGGAGGAGATCGTCAACGTCATCACCAATCCCGCCGGCGGCGACGAGGCGCTGGTGAAGGGCAACAACACCCAGCTGCTCGCAGCGATCCTGAACATCGTCGCCGGCAACCTGCCGCGGAGCCTTACGAATGACGGCTATTACACCTTCCCCGGCGGCTTCGTCTTGCAGTGGGTCCATCTCACCGCGAACGGCAACGCATCGACCAACTTCCTTTGGCCGACCGAGTTTGACACCGCCTGCTTCGGCGCCTGGTGCAACGGCGGCTGGAATGATCTCGATGCCCAGGACAACAATCCATTTGTGAGCGTCAAGAGCGTCACCGGGGGCACCGTCTTCTCGGCGACGGGCGTAAACACCGCCACGGTCGTCTTCGGCATCGGCCACTGATCTCGCCGCTCCCGGATGATCGGGGGTGGCACAAGGGCGCGCCAACGCCCTTCACCGCGGGCGGACACCCGCACCTCGCGCTGCCCGGGCAGCGTTCAGTTCCCCCGGCCGGGCACCCCGGCGGGGCTCATGTGAATGGCCGAGGTTAATGGAGTCTCTACATCTGGAATCGATCGAGCCGGTGCGGCCGGTCGCACCTTACATCGGCGGCAAGAAGCTGCTGGCCAAATGCCTCGTCGAGCGGATTGAGGCCATCCCGCACGATCTCTACGCCGAGCCGTTCATCGGCATGGGCGGCGTATTCTTCCGCCGCGATCGGCGGCCGAAAGTCGAGGTGATCAACGATATCTCGGCCGACGTGACGACGCTGTTCCGCATCCTGCAGCGCCACTATCAGCAGTTCCTCGACACGCTGAAATGGCAGCTCTCCAGCCGCGCCGAGTTCGAGCGGCTGATGCGGGTCGATCCCGCGACGCTTACCGATCTCGAACGGGCGGCGCGCTTCCTCTACCTCCAGCGCACGGCCTTCGGCGGCAAGGTCGAAGGACGAAATTTCGGCGTCACCCGCACCGGCCCGGCCCGATTCGATCTGACGAAGCTCGTGCCGATGCTGGAGGCGGTCCATGAGCGCCTGGCCGGCGTCCACATCGAGCGCCTGCCCTATCCCGATCTCATCCGCCGCTACGATCGGCCGGGCGCGCTCTTCTACCTCGATCCGCCCTATTGGGGATGCGTGGACGATTATGGGGTGGGAGTGTTCTCAGAGGCCGATTTCGAGGCCCTTAGCGGCCTCTTACGAGCCATCCAGGGCCGCTTCATTCTGTCGATCAATGACCGGCCGGAGGTGCGGGCGATCTTCGCGGGCTTCATGATCGAGGAGGTGACCCTAAGCTATCGCATCAGCGGCGCATCGACGCCGGCGCGCGAGCTGATTATAACCGGCACGCGATAGGAGACCCCCATGTCCAAGTTCGATATCTGCCGAGCAGCACCCATCAGGATGTTCGAGATCGATGACGCCGAACTTGCGGCGCTCGGTTCGCCCTCGGAGGAGATCAAGGCGCATATCACCCGAGCGCGAGCCGAAGAGTTCCTGTCCCTGCCCATCCATCAAGGGATGAATGCGTTCCTGGAAAGCTACCAGCGCTTCGATCTCGCCAACCTACAGGGCCGCGCTTCCCCGGCTTAGCCCCATCCGAGTGCTCCGGATTGTCTTGTCAAAGACTCCGGAAGCTTTTGTCCCGCTACAACCGCATCGCCGGCAAGAGCGCGCGCGACTATGC